AGGAATTATTATTATTATTATTATTATTATTATTATTATTATTATTTCTTTTATTGCTATCTCGTTGAACATTAGGCCTTTCCATAGATGTTTTAAAATGGCTTTGCAAATTTAATCCTGAACCAAGTCCCATCGCATGCAAAAAGCGCTCTTCAACTAGAACATTACGTATTTTTTCTAAATTAGAAACAGTAATATAAACAAACTTCAAACCATTATTAGCCATATACTCTTCAGTAGAGCATTTAAGAGCGCTAAGTCTTGGATTCCAAACTGGATCAAATAACAAATATGCAAGTGCATTGCATACTTTATTATAAAAGATTTGATGATCATGACTATGACGCTTATACAACATTTTAACAACCATTCTATCAGGACGAGAATGTACAACAGGATATCGTATGTAACGATAAAGTTTTGGCAATTCTGTGTACTTAACACATCTCAATGACAGAAAAGTAAAGTTATATAAGTCACCATATTCTCCATCACCATCAAAAGTGATCTTAGTAGTTCCAGGAAGATGTTTGACAAAATTGGATCGTGATATAATAGGAGAATGCTGGAATGCAATAGCGGTATCATCACCAAGTACACCCCAAACTATATGCCGCCAAATCATAACAGTGATTTGTTGCTCTGAATAACCTAACTCACGCATATTACTATAATACGAATAAAGCAATATAAAAGAAGACCACATTGAATTAATTAAAGTGGTAAGATAGTGTCCAGATGGATTACCCATATCCTTAAGATGAATTTCATTATTAGGTAATTTCATATATGTATATATCATTGACTGAACATAATAATCAAACAAATCATGATAGGATTCAGGATAAAAAGACCTAACCCACCACATTGCAACCTGCATAAATGACGCAGGAATAGAAGAGTCACAAGCATCAACATCGTAAGAATAACCAACTTCAGATTGAGTAGGATACATCAATTCAAAAAAACTTGACATCTCAGATAAATTGAGTCCATACCGAAAACCTGCATTGGGTTCCAGCCGCATATGCTTTGCAAAATCATACAAGCCAT